GGCCCGCGTGCTCGCTGGTTGCCTGCCTGAGCCCTGCGATCAGGGCTGGCTGCTGCGAGGCCAGCAGCACCACGCTTCCGGTTGTTTTTGCCACCAGGGTCCTGTGCCTGGCGGCGTTTTGGGGGCGGCCCAGGGTGAGAGGCCTCACCCACCCTAACCCCAGAGTACGCTGACTTCGGGCGCCGAACTGCGTGCTTGGCGCCAATGATGATGTCACTGGTGCTAGTTTCTACAGTACGCTTCTTGTCCCGTCGTTTGCGCCCCTTGTGTTTGACTCGTCGCGCGCGCTCCTTGCGCTCCAAGTCTTTGACGTGTCTCCCGCGATATCGCCCTCGGCGACTCTCGCGGAAGTCATCGTCCACCTCCGGATCCGTTGGAAGCGAATCGCCACTATCGCTAGCTGGATCCAAGAGATGGCCAAATTGTGTGAGCTCTTTGGGGAGCAAGTCCCCAGGTTGGTAGGTCACCAACCTGATGAGGTCTCCCCGGCTGGGAGCTGCCTCGTGGCGCGTTGAAGACGCGCCGGTGTTTCTTCTCCCTGGTGGGGTGAGAGAAGGCAACGGGTCCTGTGCCGTTGCGTTTACGGGTCCCTCCCGCCTGGCTTTTGCTTTACGGCCGTGCCAGTCGGCCGTGAGGGGGTTACTAATTCCCTCGTTTAACGTCCAGTGCAACCCGCAGGTCACCGGAATACATCTTGGTTTGGTTTTGTTTGTAGCAATGAGGTAAGAGGGGTCAGGCTGCTAACCTTAACCTAGGGCTTTGCCCTATTTTACCAATGCACTTTTAGGTTGTTTAGACCAAGGGAGCACGACCCTAGGTTCACCACCCTGGATTCACACAGGGTGATGGTGCGCCAAGCACGCACGAGTGGCTTGTGTCCACTGCAACCGGTTTGGGACTCGACAGTCCCAGACGGGTTGACCACGCCGTGGGACGTGGTTTCGGCTGACGTGCCGAAAACGGCTGATGAGCGATGATGCTATTGCTAGCGGGTTGCAGCCCCACCGACGGGCGGGTTGGGCATGACATATGCATCTCCGAAGAACTCCTTGTGGGCTTCGACGAGCGCGCGAACTTTCTCTGCTCGCTCTTCCTCGATGGCCGTCTCCTTTGCAAGTCGCACGAGTTCGCATGCGACGAGGTAATCGGAACGGCCCTCTTCAAGGGTGGGCGAGCTGAGTCTAGAAGCGAGCACTGACATCTTGGCTTGTTTCCTCACGAACTCTTCTGGTGTCATTCCAACAAAAGGCCCGCTGTCGAGCAGGCCTTCGTATTCCTCGTGAACCCTGAGGAATTCCTTGGCGAGAACACTGAGTCCTGAAGGAGAAGGAGAAATGGGTAGGAACTTCCGGGGCTCGAGTAGCACGACGTCATATGTCACCCAGATCTCACCGCAAGTATAAATACCTGGGGCACCTGTGGTGATTATTTGAAGTTGTGCGAGCGCGACCTGATCGGTCACGAATGTCGAGAGTGAAGAGCCACCGCCTCGGATGTATTTGACGGGCATTTGTGTCATGTCGGGGGCGCACTCAACGCCAAGGGAGAGTGGGGCCGCAGGGGAACCGGATACGCTGTTGTCGTACGTGAGCAGGTCTACTTTAGTGACTGGAAAGCCACTAGTGATTGCACCTACGTCACTAATGCTGGTCATGGACACGGATCCAAGCGCAGCACTTGAGCCAGACACGGCGTACCCAGACAAGGGAATGTACTCGAAAACACACCCGGTCATGATCCACTTCGACCATGCTGTTGAGACCTGACTCAGCCACGGGAACACCTGTGGTTCGACACGAAAACCAGTGACGGAGGCGCTGGTCGTCGCTTTGATGTCGAAAAGGTATTCCCGCTTGCTAACTCGTATAGCACCTTGAGCGTCGATGTGCATCGACGGTATGGTGTTGGAGCTCACAGGACGGATCAGGGAGTTGGTGTGCAGATTGGAAGAGTCTACACTACCCCCTTGAAGTTCGTAGGATCCGGATCCGACGATCCGACCGAACAGGTGGTCAGCGAGGGAACCAGCGGCGGTCCCGAGGGGGCCAAAGCTGGAACCTATTTGCTTCCCAAGACCCATCTTCTGGACGTGCTGAGCGGCACGCTTAAGATGGGCTTTTGGTTTTTGTTTAGGCGGTTGTTCCTTACCGCCCCGCTTAGAGGCCGGGGCCTTGTTCTTGTTGTTAGCAACTGAAGATGAGATCGCCAGCTCAGTCAAGCTGACGAAATGATGTATGATCTGGTCGTGGACCCAAGACGTCTGCGCTTGGGAGGCCGGGCCCACCGTGATCTCGGGTGGGGACCTCCCTCACTGGGTTTTCGCCTTGGGCTGGCCCATTCACTGACCAAGTGAACGGGACGTGTCGTGACACAACGAGGACAACTCCACGGACGGTCTTAACCCGTCTACGCCTCCCACTTGTGTT